CGAGAAAATTTACTGTGTTTATTCTCTCGACGCTATTTTTGTATTTCGACAAACTTAGTGGCGATCAGTGGGTTGCCGTATCTCTCGGATATATTGGACTTCAAGGAATTGCTGATATTGCTACGCAATGGAAGCATGGTGGAATAAGATGAGAATCAACGAACAACAACTAAAACAAATTGTTGAAGAAGAAACGAAGGCAGTTCTCCAAGAACAACTTTTAAATGAAGGTCTTTTAAATTGGTTGTGGGGAGTTTTAACCGATCTACCAAGTGGTGTAATAGAAAACATTAAAGAGTGGATGGGTGGTAGAGTTCTGAGTATGATCGGTTTTCAGGCTAATACTCCTGCTTACAAAATCGGAGTAAACTTCTTCGGAAACTTAACGATGGAAGATGTTACAGGGATAATGTCTGGCAGCAAAAGATGTGAGGATATTACACGAGAATTGTCAGGGGCAATTACTGAATATATAATTGAGGGAATTCCTTCGATGTTCGGATTTAAAATGGACGGTTGGATTTCTGGGGCTATACGAGAGGCTTTGGGTACAAAATTATTGGCCCCACTTAATCAGGGAATTTCACAAGGTTTATGCAATATAGATTTTATGTCACTTTTCGGAGGTAAAGGTGATGAAGAGAAAGGTGCAGTAGCAGAAGGTTTAATTCCAGTTGATGAGGCCCGTGCAATTCTTTTAGAAAAATTTGGGGATGATGCCTCAATTCTTGAAGAAGATGGCAAAAAATAAAAAGAAGGATTAATCAATGAAATTAACAAAATCAAGATTACAGCAGATTATTCAAGAAGAGTTTGAGGCAGAACTTCAGGAAAAACTGGAAGACCCCACGCGCTCCCAAGAAAAAAAAATTGCTTCAAAACAAAACAAACGTACAGCTAAACATGCCTCTAAATTTGTTAAAGCGCCGAAAAAATTTGGTCCGGGTTCAACTCCTAAAGAAGCGGCAGGAACCATACACAATTGTGCCAAAGAAGTAACGGACCAGGATCGTGAAAAAAAGGGCGAATCCACAGATAAGGATATGACCAAAAAAGAGCAAGATAAGGCTTATCCAATTTGTACTCAAACGGGGGTTGGCAAAGGCATCACAGGCAAAAAAACTAAAGAATATAAAAAAGGCAGCGAGTGCGCCAGAGTTGGTGGTAAGACACCGGAAAATTGTTAAAAAGTGAAAATAACAGTTCAAAATTTTGAAGAGCTTTTAACAGAAACTCTTTCAGAACGCGCATGGAATAAAGATTCCAACACTCCTAGGGATTATGACAAAGAATATAATCCGCCTGGCTCAAAAGAACAAGATGAGCGCAACAAAAGAAAGCGCGATAAAAGAAAACACGATAAAGAACACGGCGAATGCCCTGATGGTGAAGAGCTTCATCACGTTGGCGGTATTGAAGACGATGAAGTTAAGTGTGAGCCAGTTTCGAACAATCGCGGAAGAAAAGAAAAATCTCGTTTAAAGAAGGGCGAAAAGAAGAAGCCCGAAGAAAAAGCCGAAATTGTAATAAAAATTACAAAAAAAGAGCTAAGACAAATGATTCAAAAAGAAATAGAAAAAGCTTTAAACGAGGTTGATGATCTGCCAGTTGTGGCAATGAAAAAATTAACGGATCCAGAGGCAAAACTCACACCAGTCCAAAGGAAAAAGGCAATAAAAGATGCAACTGATGAACCAACTTTGCCAGCTCAACAAATGGCTCAACAAACCAAAAACACGAAGATTGCTTCTTATGATGATTTGGGGGATATGATAAATCATGTTTTATCACAGGCATCAAAAAAGCCTTTACGTGGTGACCCATCCAAAGTAAAACTTCCAGACCAGGAGTTCATGAAACAACTTAAAGTTGCAGAAGCGATGGAGCCAGAAGCTGGTGCTATAAGTGATGTGCTCGATCAATACTTTATCGATCTAATGGAAGGTGCTAGGGGGAGGCAACTGATCTACGCTGAAGGAAAGAATCAATTAAATGAATGGGATTGGGAAGATGCTGGACACCTTGCTTTAGATTTTGCAGGACTTATTCCTTTTGCTGGGCCTGGATTCGATATTGCTAATGCTATATGGTATGCCTCCAAAGGCGAATATCTCATGGCATCTTTGTCAATTGTTGCAACAGTTCCGATTGTTGGAGATATATTAGGACTTGGTTCAAAGGCAATAATAAAATTGGGATCAGGTGGAGGAAAAGCCGTTGTGTGGATGGGTAAAAAAATTGCTCCACACATGCCACAAATTATGTCTTCATTTGATAAATTAGGAAGGAAAGTTCCAAAATTAGCAGCGGCTATACCCAAAATGAAAGCCGCTCTTAAGAAGTTATTAGACTGGTCTGTACTCAACCCTGGGCGCGCTGACCAACTGGCGGCATGGATGAGAAAAAATAAAATTAAATATAAAGGACCTCGCGGCGTCGATCAGACCTTGGGCCGTGAAGGCATGGGGGCGGCGGCGACCCCTTTTATGCACGGTGCGTCAAAGAAAATGGGCCGAAGACAAGCTAGAGGACGATACGGGCGAGCGGGAGCTTCAAGAGCGGTTCAAAGGGAACTTGTTCGCTATGGTCCACTCAGTATTCCTGGGCGAGTTTATGATCGTATGACCGATAAGAAGAAAGGAAAAATATCCGCGATGGACCAACAAGAACTTCGAAATGAATTAACTAGACTTGCGGAAATTGGCACCCCAGCTAGTATGAAAGCAGCTCAGAAAATTTGGGATATACCAGACTTTGATCGAGTGGCTTTCGAAAAACAATACCTGCGATAAGCGCACGTTCGGAGTGAAGAATGGAAAAGTTTGAATGATTGTCCTTAAAAAAATCTGGGTCTTTTTAAAAACTCATTGGTATATTCCAGTGATTATTGTTCTTGGTCTTATTATGAAAAGCAAGAGCGATCATTTTACTAAGATGTTGAAGATAACCAGAGATTCTTATAATAAACAAATTGAAGATATTGATAAGCTTAATAAAGAAACGCAGACAAAGAAAGACAATATTCATAAAGAATATGAAAAAACAATCAGCGAGATAGAAAAAGAATTCAAGAAGAAAAACGAAGAGCTTAAAGCGTCAAAGAAAAAAGAAGTTAAAAAACTCGTCAAAAAGTATTATGATAAGCCTGATGAGTTGGCAGATGAAATTTCAAAAAGGTTTGGATTTAAATATGTTAAAACCGACAGCAATAGCAACTAGCTTATTTTTCTTTTTTGCAACAATACCGGCATTTGCTCAAGAAACATCAACAAGCACTGAAACACCAGGAATTTTTACATTCTTAGAAGCTGGCACTCCTGCTCCATTTGCTGGAACATTGTTTTCTCCAGAAGCCACAGCGGAAATACTCGGAGAATCTAACAACACTGATTTACACTGCAAACTCAAAATAGATCAAAAAGTGGCTGAAGGGGCAGCCAAATGCAAAGTTGAGGTTGACTTACTCAAGGTTGACCTTCAACATGAGAAAGAATACAGTAACTTAATTCTTACCCAAAAAGATAAAGAAATTGAGCAACTCACAGAATTGGCTAATGAACCAAGCTATAATTGGTTATGGGCCACTGGTGGAGTTGTGGCTGGTATTCTATTAACTTTGGGTGTTGTATCAGCTGTAAATGGAATTACGAAATGAAAGATCCAGAACACCTCATAAAAGTCGAACAAGCCATTCAGGAAAAGTATGGTGAAGAAACCATTCAGAATCCTAAAGCAACTTGGGATCAAGATAAAGAAAAAGAATATCTCAAACAAATTAAAAAAATGGCTAAGGCCGAGAAACCAAAAGAGAAGATTGAAGTTGAAGGCGTTTTAATGCCAAAGAAACTATTTAGGAAAGAATCAAAGCGCACTTGTCCAGAATGTAAAATTTATTCTTTTGATATGAGAGATGATTTATACATGGCAAAGTTTAAACACTGTTATACGTGCTATTTGAAATCTTGTTTGAGGGAAAAAAATAAGAATGGCTGAAAAAAGTAACATTATAGATATTGTAAATGGAATCTCACAGGCTGCTGCGAATGCGTATGACGGTGCATTGGACGAAAAGGGCGAACCATTAAAGATTGGTCTTATGCGTGAAGAGGGAAACCCTATTCTTGATAAAAGAGTGATGGACGGCTTTAGTGTCAGTATGGCTGGCAATATATTAAATATTAAATACCAAAGCGAGATTATGCTAAAGGAAGTTTATAAGGGTGATTTCGAAGGTGAAATAGCTCAACGACTTCAAGACATTGCTTCCTTCCTTAAAAAAGAATATAAAAAAATTACTAGTAATTCTCTTACATTAACAAAAGAAGACAAAGAACCTGACATTCTTGTTCAAAGTATGAGTCATATCCGCTCTTGGTGTCAAGCAAATCAAAAATTTAAGATTGGTGGAATACCGGAACCAGAAAAAATGGGATCTACAGCCGAAGAAAGATTATCTAAAACAATGAAGGATTGGATTGGTTTTGGCAAAGATAAGTTTACAAAGACAAAGAAACCAGAAAACGTTAAGGGAAAACGCGACGAAGGACCACGAAAATGAAACTAACAACAAAATTGCTTGATTCTTTAATTTTGGAAGAGCTTGAATATTTGGGCGAAGGGGTTCTACAAACGTTTTATGATGAAACTGGAATTGCTAAATTGCCCAGCCGGATTGAGAAATATATTGAAAAGAAAGCCAATCAATATGCTTTGGCTGGCGGTAAATATATTAACAAGTTTATCGAAAAAGAAATTTCCCAAATAAAACAAAACATTAAACATCTAGAAAATCCTGCTCAATCTCCAGTTGGACACGCTTTCGCTCGGGCCAAAAGTCGGATAAAACGAAGCCCTCAAGGTCAGCTGATGCAAAAACTTAATGATCCAACCTTCCGGGTGGGGGATCCCGATCCATCCGATATTGACCTTGGGACAGGAATTACAAAGCATCCTCAAAAATTTAAACAATCGCGATTGGTAAAGAAAGGACAAAGGAAAAAGTCGCCAGATGTTCGTCCTCTCGATTGGAATAAATTCTCCGACGCAGAAGGATAATAAGAAAAGAATGAAACTTACCAAACAAGAACTTGAAAGTTTAATAAATGAAGAGATCGACTTAGTTGAAGCGAGCGCTTTGGGGCGTGGATTTTCACGGTTGGGGGCTCGTATCGGAGGAGCGAAGGCCTCTTTTTTTGGTGGGCAAGAAGGAGACCTAAGATCAAGAGCTGCTTCAATATTTAATTCGGCAGGAGATCGTGCAGAAAAACAAAGAAACGATTTCTTTGATGATATGTCGAGCTTGTTTGGAGATCTCGATAATCTTCCATCTGAAGTTTCAGATATAAAGGAAATATATAATGAAGCCAGAAACAGTTACACAGAATTAGCCAAAATGCTCAAAGAAAAAGCGGCTTCAATAAAAGTGAGAAGTGCACCCTAAAAGGTAATATGTTATGCAAAAACTATTTGAAAATTGGCGACGTTATTTGACAGAAGAACAACTGCTAAAAGAAGAGCAGGTCAAAAAATATATCATGGAGAGTGATATTGAGCATCTTTGGGAAAATAACAACTATGAAAGATTAGATGAGTCTGTCAGAGATTGGTTAGAAACTGGCGCTCACACACTTTTAGATATTTTAGGCGTAGTTGCGGATCCGGCTGGGGGAGCAGGAGCGATTTTTGATGGAATAAATGCACTTTGGTATGCTCATAAAAAATGTTGGCTTTATGCCGCCTTTTCTCTAATTTCAATGGCTCCAGCTGTTGGCGATGCTATTGGCAAAGGCGGAAAAATTCTCGTATATATTAAAAAGGGTGTTTCTGCACTAAAAAAATTAAAGATCGCTATTTCCGCCAATAGAGAAATAATAAATAAAATTTTTGACGCTATTGAAAACGGCGAAAAAACACCTAAAAAACTAAAAGATGCTATTCCTCAAATTAAAGATGCGCTTGGAATTTTTGTTGATGATCCGACAGCAGAAAGACCATCATGTGGCGCATCTCAACCTCCTGCGGGAGGCATAAAGGCCCGAGCCTCATCAGAAACTCCGAATGAAAAAGAAGAGCTTGAGTTTGCAGAAGAGCCTATTTAATATGTATGTCCCAATATCTTTCCAAAAAAGAACTAGTCAGAGAAATTGTCAAGTGTGGCAAAGATCCTGTTTACTTCATAGACAATTATTGTAGAATTGCTCACCCACAACGTGGACAAATTCCTTTTAAAACTTGGGATTTTCAGCAAGAGCTTCTTCACAAGTTTAATGATTATCGAAATAACGTTATTTTAAAATCCCGTCAGATGGGGATTTCAACAATTACTGCTGCATATGTTTCGTGGATGATGTTGTTTCATCGCGATAAAAATATTCTTGTAATTGCAACCAAATTTGCCACAGCATCAAATCTTGTTAAAAAGGTTAAAGCAATGATAAAGGCGTTGCCCCCTTGGTTTGACCAAATTGCCTCAATTGCCATTGATAATAGATCATCATTCGTTTTGAACAATGGATCAGAAATTAAAGCATCATCAACATCTGTCGATGCGGGTCGTTCCGAGGCATTATCATTATTGGTTGTTGATGAAGCGGCACATATTGAGGGCTTCGATGATTTGTGGACAGCACTTCAACCCACAATGGCAGCTGGTGGGCGGTGTATTGCTCTTTCTTCTCCCAATGGCGTAGGCAATTGGTTTCATAAAACATATGTTGCGTCAATTAATGGAGAAAATGACTTTCATCCAACAAAACTTCATTGGACCTTACACCCAGAACGGGACCGGGCCTGGTTTGAGGAAACAACACGCAATCTTTCACGAAGGCGAGTAGCACAGGAGTACGAATGTAATTTTAATGCTTCTGGAGAAACAGTCATCCACCCAGATAATTTAAATAAAATAGAACAATTATGTTGTGATCCCAAACACCAAACAGGTTTTGATAGAAACTTTTGGATTTGGAAAGAATATATTCCAGAAAGCAAATACTTAATTGTTGGAGATGTTGCGCGAGGAGATGGAAATGACTACTCTGTTTTCCACGTTTTTGACACAACCACAATGGAACAAGTGGGTGAATATAGGGGAAAACCCACAACTGACCTATTTTCAAGAATTTTATTTGATGCTGGTAAAGAATATGGAGAGGCGATGGTCATCGTCGAAAACAATAACATCGGCTTCTCAGTTTTGGAAAAACTCATTGACGCCGGTTATCCAAATCTATATTATTCTACTAAAGGAACTCATGAGTATGTTGAACAATATCTTGCAGAGGGAGCCACAAATACTGTTCCAGGCTTTACTACGTCTCAAAAAACGCGACCTTTAATCGTTGCCAAACTTGAAGAGTTCATTAGAAACGAACTAATTACTATTAATTCTGTCAGGTCACATCAAGAATTAAAAACATTTATTTGGAAAAATGGCAGACCGGAGGCGCAAAGAGGATATAATGATGACTTAGTAATGTCGTTGTCTATTGCTTGTTGGGTCCGCGATACAGTATTAGAAGAGAACACTAGAGACTTGCAATATAAGAGAGCCTTTTTAAATTCAATGATTAGTTCAAATACTAAATTAAATACGACAATTCCTGGCATGGAAGGCTACAAAAAGGTTGAATCTTTTGATAGAATAAGGGCAGCTGAAAATACTTACAAAGAATTCGGTTGGTTAATAAAAGGATAAAATAAATGGCATACCCAAATAATAGCGCTGATAATAAAAACACTAAAAACCCTAGAAACTCTGAATCATTTCTTTATAGGGCATTGACCAAGTTGTTGTCTGGTCCACTAACACAACATCAAAAACAAAACCCTCGCCAACTTAAAAGATGGCAACTCGATAAATATAAGTTTCAGTCTGCCGCAGGACTGCCATTCAAAAAAACCTCCTATAACCCATTTGATAATCTTTATGCTAATGCTACAGCCAATGCTGCGCGGGCAGAAAGATATATTGATTTTGATCAGATGGAATATATGCCAGAAATTGCTTCCGGCATGGACATTTATGCTGATGAGATGACCGTATCTTCACCAGTGCAACCACTTCTTGTTATTAATTGTCCCAACGAAGAGATTAGATCAATTCTTCATTCTCTCTTTTATAGTGTTCTTAACATAGAGTTTAATATATTTGGTTGGTGTCGCAGTATGTGCAAATATGGCGATTATTTCTTGTATATGGATATCGATGAGACTTTGGGCGTTAAATCTGTTGTCGGTTTACCACAGTCTGAAATTGAAAGATTGGAGGGAGAAGATAAAACTAATCCCAATTATGTTCAATTTCAATGGAATAGTGGCGGCTTAACTTTTGAGAATTGGCAAATTGCTCACTTTAGAATTCTTGGAAATGATAAATATGCTCCTTATGGAACTTCAGTTTTGGAAGCATGTCGGCGCATTTGGCGGCAACTTCAATTATTGGAAGATGCGATGATGGCCTATCGAGTTGTTCGGTCGCCAGAACGTCGAATCTTTTATATTGATGTTGGTGGCATTGCAGAAAAAGAAGTTGAACAACACATGCAAAGAATTGTTACTCAAATGAAGCGCAATCAAGTTATTGATCAATCAAGCGGACGTGTTGATTTGCGTTATAATCCCATGAGTGTCGATGAAGACTATTTTATTCCTGTTCGTGGAGGAACATCCAATACGAGAGTTGAATCATTGCCGGGAGGAACTTATACTGGAGATGTTGATGACGTAAAATACTTAAGAGATAAGTTGTTTTCTGCTCTTAAAATTCCAGCTTCTTACCTTACACAAGGAGATGAAGGTTCAGAAGATAAAACTACTTTAGCTCAAAGAGATATTCGGTTTGCTCGCACAATTACAAGATTGCAGCGAAGTGTCGTGTCAGAGCTTGAAAAGATTGCAGTAATTCATTTATACACTTTGGGATATAAAAATAAAGATCTTATTTCGTTTAAGTTAAGATTAAATAATCCTTCAAAATTAGCTGAATTGCAAGAACTTGAG